CGGGTCAGGCCGACCCGTTTTTGTTTACCGTAGATCAGCGAACCAATTACCCTGTGCCATCTCTGCATCGAGCCGATCATCGAGCGGAATGTACTTCTCAAACAAATCCATGAAGGCAGTCAGGATGCGCTCCTGATTATTCAAGTCAGCGTACATGTACGCCTCGGCCAAGCGGGAGGCAAAGCCACCACCTGTGCGCTTCATTGCATGGGCTGCTGCAAATAGTTGTTCTGATGTGTATTTCATGGTGGTGCTCCTTTCGGTTGGTTGAATTTCGGGTCAGGCTGACCCGTTTTGCTGCACTACATCTAGATTATACTACATCTAGTTCTGGTCTTTCGAATTTGTACAGGCCATGCCACGTGTGTGGTACGGCTTCGCTTGGTTTCATCTCACGCATACGGACTAAGGCTTGGTGCATCTGGTTGTACTTCAGTCGTATGGTCTGGTTGGTTGGGGCGATGTCTAACTCCTGCTTCACATAGGCGATCTCCTTTTCGGTGCGTTTGATGAGTCTGGTTAGTGCTGGGTTGTTCTTGATCGGGCGTTGTGTTCTTTGAAACGGTATCTTGCGCTTGGCCTTGGGCGTGTGCGGTATGGCATTGAACAGGTCTGTGACCTGTGCCTTTACTCTTGCAGGAACCCAGTCAGTCCAGTGGATACCGTTGTTGGGTATCTGCCGCTTGCCCTTGGCGTTATGCCATTTGCTGTAAGCACTGGGCGTTGGTTTGGGAACTTCGGGATTGCTTTGCGCTGCCTCGATGTCTGCCCTGACCTTCTCTACTATCAACAAGTAAGCTTCAAAGGCTTCGATCTTCTCGGCTTGCCCTTGCGTCCGGGCGTACTTCAGGCCTTGCCTGACGTTGTTGTATTCGTAATTCAGATCACGCAGTAATGCAGCCCAGAGTTTTTTCCGGTGCGTTGCCGTGATCTTCTCGGCTCGGCGTTGGCTCTTGACGTTGCGTATCTCTGACCGCAGGTTGTTTCTCAGATGGTGTTGGTCTGGAAATTTGCGTAGTAATGCGCTGTCGATCTTGCGCTGTACGGCGGTGTACATCCATTTGTCCATGACTACTACCCTTTTTGATGTTGGTATCCAAGCAAGTATCCATGACTACTACAAGTGGACCAGTTTTTGGACAGTCGTATGCCAGTCTGTGTGCGGGTGAAAGCAGAAACTGGGGCGTTTATATATCTGTTTGTAGAAACAGTATAGCCCGAACTTACAAACAAGAACAAAAGTTTTTCTGTCCACACGCACACATACAAATACTCTCCTATACATATACATATAATTAAATAGATAGATAGATGTGCCCGTTTCTTGGATACGCCTTGATGGCGCTACGTTTTCGCTGTCTTTTTTCTTGTCCACTTGTAGTAGTCATGGATAGGTGGAAAATGGGGTCAAAATGACCCCTTTTTTGTAGTAATCTTCATTCCACCCATTTCATGCCGTATACAGATGGGTAATACTCGCCTGTGAAGCCCCTGTCTCCCATCTCCTTCACGTATACGCGGCCAGTGCTGCCGCTGTGTCGTGGTTCTTGCCAGCCTGTAACGATGGCGGCTTCGCCCCTGAAGTCGTGCGCTACGTCACCGCTCTTGACTTCAATGCCTGTGGATTCTTTGATTAGTTTCACGGTGTGGTTCCTTTCAGATTTTCCGGTCAGGTTGACCGGATTTTGTTTAGAGAGATACAACGCGGGAGTAGTTCTCGGCCTGATCTTCGTAGCCCATGACAAAGGCGCAGATGGCTGCGTCCTTGAAGTTGTACCGCACCATGTCGCCGTAGTTTGAATCGATTCGGGCAGGTGGCAAGCCCATCTCACGGCGGACTTTGCGGATTGCGCCCACGAAGGTGGTTGCATGGACTTTGAAGCGGTGTACCCAGCAGTAGTTTGCTTCGCCGCCGTAGGTGTCGGTGACTTCAACGAAGAAGATGGATTGATTAGCTTTCATGATGATTCCTTTCGTGGGTTATTGGCAGATGATGAGGGCGAGAACGATATGCGCGAGGACGTACAGACTAAGCAGGACTTCGAAGCCGTAGCGGTTAAAGAGTTTCATGATTAACGCCTTTCGGTGGTGGTTAGACAGATAACGGAACACCGGCCAAGCCTCGCGCCGCTGCCCCGTGGAAAAAAACGGGTCAGACTGACCCGAAAACTCATGCCAGAGCCTTGATGACGGCGCGCTGCTGCTTCGCATCGAGCTTGTTGAAGGCTTTGATGATCGCGTCAACAGGGTCAGTCTTGCCAGATGACGCGCTACGTGTTTCGCCCTTCAGGGCGTTCATCACATCGCGCACTCGGGTCTTCAGAAACTCATAGCGTTCATGGCTGGTATCCAGCATGACTTTGCCCGTTGACGATTCATTCCAGCCCTTGCCCGCCGTGAGCGCCTCGCATACTGCCTTGATGACGTACGGTCTCTGTGCTTCGGGTGTATCAAGGCCAAGCGAGTGCATGGCGATAAGCAGATCATCTTGCTGCGTGAGATATTTGGCGACGAGTGTGTTGACTTGTTTTTGAGTAGCGTTTGACATGGTATTTCCTTTCGATTGAGTGTGTAAGCCAATGGCGAAGTGCCATTGACGAGACCCATTATCCGAAGTGCTCCGTTTGATCGAGGGATACAGGGTCATTTTGACCCCTTTTTGGCCGGATTGAGACCCCACCGTACCCCCATCACCCCTGTATGGCAGCTTGGGGGCGCTCCGTATATAACACTATTCCGTAACCATCCTCACCATTTCCATTATCACTTAGACAATGTATACACAAAACCGCAAAAAGTAGACACAACCGCCTTGATATGTACACGCCACAGCCATCACTACTACAAAACCCCCCACTATTATTAAAAAAATTATAACAACACTGTCAAACCTTAGACAAACACAGCCGAAAAAAAGCCCCCGGTGAAAACCGAGGGCGAAAGATGCCCACTACGAGCAAAGGAGAAGCAAATGTCAAGAGTTGCCACTTGCGCACTTGCAAGACACACTATACACTCCGCGCAACGAGGTACGCAAGGGACCTGCGCATGTTGGATCACTTAATAGAATTCACCCCCGATGTGGACGACGACTCCGCTGGCTTTGTCACGCTTGAAAAAATACCCCCGTCCAACATCGTGGACGCTCAGGTAGATACCGCCGAGTGGTTAAAGAGTCTGGGCGCGGCAAGCGACGAGGTCGCCAATGAGTTGGAGTCCCAAGCAGCCAGAACCGCCTTCACCAACATCGTCACCGCCCAGCCGGACGAACACTCCCGCGCTGCATTAGCGGAAATCAAAACCCCCGCTGCGGTACAACACCTTGTTGGAATGTTAACGGCATACGATTGGGAGTTCATCAATCAGGCCAAAGAACTTCGCGGGTACACGGTGGCCAAGATACTGGAAGAGACAAACCATCCTACGGCCAGCGTACGGCTTAAAGCATTGGCGCTTCTGGGCAAGGTCACGGAAGTGGGGCTGTTCACCGAGAAGATCGAGATTAAGAAGACAGAACTGTCCGACGCTGAACTGGAAGCGCGGATTAAGGAAAAGCTGGGTAAATTCGCCAAGATCGTGGACATCACGGATGTCAGAGAAGTCGAAGAAATAGAATGTCAAAGTGTAGACAATGAACCCAGTACTGAGTCCTGACGAGATAACGGCGCTCCAACGCGCCCTCCCAACCCTAACCCCCCGAGAAAAAGCGGAACTACTCGCGGACTTGGAAGAACGCGCTGCCCGCGCCAGTAAAGTAATCGGGCGCGACTCTATGCTTGGGTTTGCCACCCACGTCTATCCGGGATTTAAGATCGGCCCCCACCACCGGAAGCTCTCAAAGATCTTTGAGGATGTGATCAGCGGCAAGAAAAAGCGTGTAATCATAAACATCGCCCCGCGTCACGGTAAGTCCGAATTCTCGTCTTACCTGTTCCCAGCTTACTTTTTAGGCAAGTACCCAGACAAGAAGATCATCATGGGCACCCACACGGCGGGTTTGTCGGAAGACTTTGGACGGCGGGTGCGAAACTTAATTGAGTCAGAAGAGTACCAAGAACTTTACCCAGATACGCGGATTGCAGATGACCAGAAAGCAGCAGGAAAGTGGAGTACCGGAGCCGGAGGTCAGTATTACGCAGCGGGTGTCGGTGGTGCTTTGGCTGGTCGCGGTGCTGACTTATTTGTTATTGATGACCCTCATTCTGAACAAGATGTAAAGAGCAACAGCCGTCTGGCGTTCGATACGGCGTGGAGTTGGTTCCAAACAGGTCCTCTGCAACGTCTGATGCCCGGAGGGGCAATTATTGTCATTATGACCAGATGGTCGCTGTTAGATCTGACAGGCCGTTTAATCGATTATCAAACACGCAACCCCGACGCGGAGCCGTGGGAGATCGTAGAACTCCCGGCCATTTTGAATGAGAACGACGAGAACGAGAAAAGCCTGTGGCCAGAGCAGTGGCCGCTGGAGCAGCTAAAGAAAGTCAAGGCGTCACTCGACCCCCGGTACTGGAACGCCCAGTACATGCAAAGCCCCACCTCCGAGAACTCGGCCATCATCTCGCGCAAGCACTGGCGCATCTGGGAAAGCGACAACCCCCCGCAGTGCGAGTACATCATCCAGTCATGGGATACGGCGTTTGAGACCAAGAACAACTCCGACTTTTCAGCCTGCACCACGTGGGGAATCTGGTACAACGAAGAGGAGAACGACACGCCGCAGTTAATACTGTTGGACGCGTTCAAGGAGCGGATGGCGTTTCCAGATTTAAAACAAGCGGCACTCAAGCACTATAAAGAATGGGAGCCAGATGCATTCATTGTGGAGAAAAAGGCAGCAGGTGCCCCGCTTATTCAAGAACTTCGGGCAATGGGTATTCCAGTTCAAGAGTTCTCCCCAAGCAGAGGCAACGACAAGCATGTCCGACTCAACGCAGTCGCCGATCTGTTCACCAGCGGCAAAGTTTGGGCACCTGATACCAGATGGGCACGAGAAGTTATTGAAGAAGTAGCGGCCTTCCCAGTTGGCGAACACGATGACTTCGTGGATACTACGTCGCAAGCACTGCTACGCTTTAGGCAAGGGGGGTTCATTACCCTTGATACCGACGAAAAAGACGAACCCATAT